GATTTTGAACTTGACATTGATGATGAGACAGATTGGTCTCAATTAGAAGAAGATGAAGAGGAAGAATTTGTTATTGAATCAAAATCTAATTTCAAAGCAAAAGGAGTTGGTATGGGTAATGCGTCTAAATTCAAATATGACAAAAAACCAAATCAAGGACAAGGTTTCAAAACAAAAATGAAACAAGGAACCAGAGGAGTTGGTATGGGTAAAGCCAAATTTGAATACAAAGAAGGTGAAAACATGGAAAAAGGTAAAAACACTACCGTTAAAAAAATGGAAACCAAAGAAGCGTCTCGTACGTTAGGGAATGGTTCTAATTTTAGAAAAGGTGGTTTACCTAAACCAAGAGCACACTCAAAAGCGAATACAGCAATTAAAAAAGAAAGTGTGGACGCAAGAGAATTACAAATTCTTAGAGAAAAAAATGAAGAGTATAGAAATGCATTAAATGTATTTAGAGATAAATTAAACGAAGTTGCGGTATTCAATTCAAACTTAGCATACGCTACTCGTTTATTTACTGAACACTCAACAACAAAACAAGAGAAAATTAATATCTTGAAAAGATTTGATAGTGTTGAAACTCTTAAAGAATCTAAAAATTTGTATAGATCAATAAAAGACGAACTTTCAGATACGGTAAGTAAGGATAGTAATACGATTACAGAATCATTTGAAAGAACTGTTGAAAAAACACCAACATCTGGATCAGCAGTTAATTTAATTGAATCTAAAACGTATGAAAATCCTCAATTCTTGAGAATGAAAGATTTAATGTCAAAAATAAAATAAAAAATAAACAAATAAAATAAAAAACCAAAAAAATGGGAGCATTATTAGAATCAGGTCTTGTTGGTAACATCGGTTTAAAACACCTTAAAGTTATCAAAGAAGATACTATTAACAAATGGGATAAATTAGGATTCCTTGAAGGTCTTAGAGGCCACCTAAAAGAAAACGTAGCACAGTTATATGAAAACCAAGCTTCTTTCTTAATTAACGAGGCAACTTCTGAAGGTTCTAACGGAGCGTTCGAAACAGTTGTTTTCCCTATCGTAAGAAGAGTTTTCTCTAAATTGTTGGCTAACGATATCGTATCTGTACAAGCAATGAACTTACCTATCGGTAAATTGTTTTACTTTGTACCTCGTATCCAAGGATATAATCCAGCAGGTACTGGAAATGAGCACTACGCACCAATCGGAGCACCTAACGGACCTACAGCAGGTGGTACAGGTAACTCAGGACCAGGAGCAGGATATCCTGACAATGCAGGAGCATTCGGAAAGAATCTTTATGATTTATTCTACGAAGGTGCTGAAGCAGGATTAGATCCTCCAGGATTATTTGACTATTCTAAAGGTCGTTGGTCAGCCGTAACAGCTTCAACCACACTTCAAGCGTGGTCAAGTGGTTCATTAGTTGATGCAACTGTAGCAGGTGGTGTACCAGCAGGTGGTGTTCAAATCGCAGCGGGTAACCAAAGAAAATTAATCATTAAAATGTGTGGTTTCGCAGATACAGGAGCAGGTAAATTAATCGGACCTGATGGAAACGAAATGGATTCTGAAACTTTCCTTTCTGACCTTAAAATCTTTACTAATTTAAGTGTATTCTCTTCATCTACAACTCCTTGTAATGTTATTAAAGATTCAAACAACGTGGCTGTTCCATTGTTATTTAGAGTTGTTACTCAACAATACGGTAAAGGTATCGTACAATATGGTAACACTGTAACTACAACTTGGCCAACAGATGGTAACGGTGGTTCATTCAAAAATATCTGTTCTGCAGATGGATGTATCTACTTAGAAGTTGATCTATCTTGTCCAATATGTGCTGACTGTAGTTCTGATTCATTAGACGGTTACACAGGTACAACAATTTTCTCGGCAACTTCTGGTACTTCTTTCGTAGCGGTATTTAGAAGATACGAAGAAATGGAATTTGAAGACAAAATCGGAGAGGTTTCTTTCGACTTGGATTCAGTAACTGTTTCCGTAACTGAAAGAAAATTAAGAGCACAATGGTCTCCTGAGTTAGCTCAAGACGTTGCAGCATTCCATAACATCGACGCTGAGGCTGAGTTAACAGCATTGTTATCTGAGCAAGTTGCAGCAGAGATTGACCGTGAGATCTTACGTGACTTGAGAAAAGGAGCGGCTTGGAACTTACGTTGGGACTACAACGGATGGAGAAGAATTTCTCAAACTACATCTTACACTCAGAAAGATTGGAACCAAACTTTAATTACAGCAATCAACCAATTGTCAGCACAAATCCACAAATCTACTTTGAGAGGTGGTGCTAACTGGATCGTTGTATCTTCTGAAGTTTCAGCAATCTTTGATGATTTAGAATACTTCCACGTATCTAACGCATCTCCTGAGCAAGATCAGTATAACATGGGTATCGAAAGAGTTGGTACTTTAGCAGGACGTTACCAAGTGTACCGTGATCCTTACTTCCCACCAAACCAAGTTTTGATTGGACACAAAGGAACATCATTGTTAGACACAGGTTACATCTACGCACCGTATGTACCTCTACAATTGACACCTACAATGTACAACCCATTCAACTTCACACCTATCAAAGGTATTATGACAAGATACGCTAAGAAAATGGTTAACAACCGTTTCTACGGACGTATCACAGTTGATGGAGTTAGAACATTCGACTTGAGAGAATTGAGATAATCAATTAAAAACCGAATACGAAAAAGGTCAGAGAAATCTGACCTTTTTTTATTTAATCATTTTTTGATAATGTTCGTATGGCTTTAGAAATAACTTCGGATTCACCTATAGTGAAAGCACCTCTTTGATGTGCGGATTTAACAGATTCAACCAAATAATGTATTGCGTGATCTCTATCCATAGTCAATAATATTGCATCTAAATGACTTTCATTTAATAAATTTATTGACCCAAATAAATTACCATATATTTTATCAGATTCTTCATTTTTTTCCATATTCCCAATATTTATTATAGTAATGATAACCGATAATTTTATAAAGAAAATATTAAGAGAGGCAACGTCTGAAAAGTCAACAAGAGGTTCATATGTTTCTCCTTTATTACCTGGGTATAGAGAATTTGATAAAAATCAAATGGCTCCATTTACTGAATATGTTACCGATTGGGATGATGCATCATTAGATCACGATAGTTTAGATGGTAAAATGTCTACCGACCCAAAAACAATTAAAAAGAAAGAAAAAAGAGCGGAAAAGATTGCAAAATTTATGAAAAATAATCCTGATGCGTTTGCTTGGGCCGATGATGCGGGTATTATGAATTCATTACCGGGAAAAAATACTGATGCAAAACCAATTAAAAATTTTAATCCAAAAAAAACTGTAACTAAATTAGATGAATGGGATGAGTTAAATGATGATCTTATTTCTGAAGATTTAGCTGTTTGGTTTGGAACAAAAAAGAAACCAAAAGGTTCTAAACAACCTAAAGGACCTTGGGTTGATATTTGTCGTAAAGTTGATGGTAAACATCCACCATGTGGTAGACAAGATACGTCTAAAGGTGCATATCCAAAATGTAGAGCTGCAGGTGTTGCGGGTAAAATGAGTGATTCACAAAAAAGAGCCGCTTGTCAACAAAAAAGAAAGGCTGAAAAAAATGACACACAAACAGGAAAAGGTCAAAAACCAGTTATGACTTCATATAAAACAAAAAAGGAATCCGTAGATTCCTTAGTCGAAAAGATTTTAACTGAGATTAGAAATACGTTCTAAAACCATATCTAATGAATGTGTTATCCTTGAGTTAACCTCACTTTCTGTTTGAGTACGTCTTTTTTCTGTTTCAATATCAAATATATAAATCAATCTTTGCCAATCCCTATCTGATAATTTTACATTATAATTAAAAACGTGATTAGTTATCTCAACTCTTCCATAATCCATCATAATAAAAATCCCAAATTCATTATTAACAATGTATCTTTTTTGAGACATTGGAGCAATCATAAAATCAGAATTAGGATTTGATATTAATTTTAAACATATCTTAAAACAAGTTTTTTCATAAGAAACTACTTCTTCTTGATATGTTTTCATCATAGATGATCTTTTTGTCCAAAGAATCCATCTAACTTTTATTCTTTTCATTAATCTTTTTAACCACATATTTTTTAATTTATGTTACAAAGATATATAAAAAAATTAAATAAAAAAATTTTTATTAAATTATTAGCAATAAGTTCCTGAACATTGTTTTTTACCGTCAAGACCTTTAATTTTTCCTTTACATACTTGGATAGCATATCCATTGGCATATGCGGAAGGGTATACATCAAACTTTGCTTTTGCCGCTGATTTTCCTCTAACACAAAGTTTAGTACCTGTTTTTTTTCTTCCCTCATTCATTTGATATAAAGCCAGTGCTTTATCTGGATCTTTTTCTGTCATTGCTAAATCATCAATAATATCATCTTCTTCTGACATTACCATATCTTTATCGTCAATATTCATAGACAATTCCATAC